AGGAATTCCATAAAACTAGATTATGAATATCTTCTTCAGGAACTCCTGGTTTTGTGCAAAAAGCATTTATTGGCATTCTCCACCAGATTCCTCCATCTTCCATTAAGAAATGAAACAAAGGACTTCTATTTTGAAGAGTTGAAACTCCAAAGATTACACAAGGAAAATATTTGTCATGACTATCTTCTTGATTGCGTAGAAAGTTTCCTCTAACGTAACACTCAATAGGAGGTATGTTTGCATTAAGTTCTGGCATATTAGTACCTGAATATCCCTACTTCAATATTTTTTGACTCAGCGCTAGAAACTAATCTAGACTTTGACTCATTTGGCTTACTTAAAAAAGCAAAATAGTTTACTTGATTCATATTTGTATCAAGCCACGAAGGTGCAGTATTATAAAACTTAATTTTCTTTCCTCTAGCCTTCATGCCACGCTCTGATAAGTTAGAAAATTCTGAAACAAAATTATTGATCTTTGCTGGCCCAACAGAATAAATAATAAAATCAGTGTCATCTTCTTTCATTCCAGAAAGCGCAACGCTCATAGCACGAAGAAAAACATTATAGTCGTTAAACTTAGATGTTCCTTGCACTGCTACTATCATTTTATTGCATCCCTTTTCTTAAGTCATCTAAGATGTCCATCATCTTTGCTAATTCTTTTTTTGACATATTGTGTATATCTAATGGTTTAATAGTATCTTCATCTACTCTGCCATTAATGGCATTAGCAGTATAAAAAACATTATTTACCGTCCAATATGCTTTGCCTTCTGTGATAACAACCTTTAGCATATTCTTTTGAATATGTTTTTGTGACTGCCTAATCATTGTTGGCTTCTCAAACATTTCTTTGGGTATAACATCTTTAACCATTTCGTATATGTGGCTTTGCCTATATACTATTTTTTTAAAAACCTTCATACCCTTTTTGTTTGATATCTTAAGTATAAACCATGTAGCCACAGTTGTCAACACGACAACTAATAAGTATTCCATGAGTTCCTAATTATTAAGATTTTTCTTTTTTATCAACAACTGCTTTAGTTGCTTGAGTTGTTGGTGCATAAAGAGAAATAAGTTTATTTAACTTAATCTGTAATTGAAGAACCTGAAACTCTAAATCTGATGACTTCTGCTTATAGAAATTAACTAATTGTTTAATTTCATCTACTGTTAAATCTTCCATTGTCCCCTACCCCTTTCTGAAACTAAATGCGCTTCCTGTCCATGCTTTTTCTACTTTTTTCTTTTCTCTTTCTACAATTGCACGACTCCATGTAAACCCTGCATCTCCACCCCAAGCATCCCACATGATCCTTCCATTAGATGGAAACTCTGGACCATCATAAAAACCTTTACCTTTTTTATCTACTTCATGACGTGAAAAAAATGAATACATTCTTTTAACAGTACTAAGAGACATCACTGATCCATTTACAATATCAGTTGCACGACCCCAACCTACAGGAGTTCCAGCACCTGTTGCTTTGCCATCAGCCTTCCATTTAAGGGCACGACGTGCTGCAGACTTCATACCATCATTAGGAGAGTATGTATCAGCCATTTACAGTTTTTTTCTGTGATTTATTTAAATATGGACCAAGATCTGCTTTAATAGATCCGTCTTTTCTTAGACGAACAATTCTTCCATCTTTAATTTGCATTGGATTAAATGCATGGTTTGAATAATAAGAAGCAGAAGATCTTTTAGCCATTATTTTGTAAATCCTTTTGGATCAAAAGACCCGTCCCAAATACTTTTTGTTGTTTTTTGAGAGTCTAACTTATACATTCCACCACGTCTTTTATATTCAGCAACTACCCATGCGTTAGCATATGCAGATGGATATACATCAAATTTATCTTTTGCTGCCTGAACAACTGTTGCGTATAATTTTGGATTTGAAGGTGTTGACCCACCAGAACGTGGTTTAATTACATCTTCATACTTTGATTTTGCTTTTTCCATATCGTCATCTGAATAATAAGAATCATCTGCTTTACCAATTTGAGCATCATACATTGCCATCATCATTTCTGAATCCATTTCTGGAATTTCTGAATCTGTTGAACCCATCTCAACAACTAAATCTACTGATACAGATAATGATTCAATTTTAATAACTTCAGACATGCGATGATAAGTAACGTATGCTTTTTCTTCCCATGCACCGTCTTCTTCTTCGTACATACGAACAATAACTGGCTTATCATTTTCTACATATTGCATAGAATATTCTGATCCTGGCAACCCAAGCAATCCTGGATTAGTCATTACGTACTCAACACGACCAACCATATTTTTATCGTCTTCGCCCATATACATTACAAAGTCGCCTTCTTTAATTTCATGCATACTTTTTCCTATGTTACCTTCAGAGCGATTGATTGCATAAATTTGTGCTGCTGCTTCTGCCCTTGTCTGGTGGCATCCCATAACTTCATTAGTACCCTCTTTTAATGCTGGATATCCAGAACATCCGAATGAGCCTTTGGCTCCAACTCTATATGGCATTATTGTCCTCCTAGACCTATATATTGATTATATCAGAGTTCTTTTTTAATCATGAGCCTTTTAAGTTCTGCTATTGCCCATTGATCTTGCTTGCTTAATTTTGACAACTCTTCATTATTTAATGACTTTTTAGTTATGGTTATTACTGGGTCATCTGACATAAAGTCTATATTCACATACCCTTTTTCCCATAGCGTTAAAATATCACTATTCACAGTCCTAATATGCTCTTCATATAAGTCTGGCATCAACTCTTTTATTTTCGGAGTAAATGAGTAGAGAAATGATTGATTTTCAGAATCAATACCAACAACCTCAAGACCACCATTTAGAATTAGGTAATCCATAATCTCTTCTTCATTTGGAATCATATTTTTTCCATCTGGATTAAACATTCTCTTGAATATTTTTTTTATAATTAATAAACTCATTTAGTTTTTCTCTCGTTTGTGATCCAGTCATCCTATTAATTTGTTCTTGATCTTCAAATAATATAAAAGTTGGAACAGATGTTATTTGAAAAGTTTTAACTAAATCACTTTCCATGTCAACGTCTATAATCTGAAAAGTTACGTCTGATGTTTCCCTGTTTAATTCTTCAACAATTGGCCTAACCTTTTTGCAAGGCTGGCACCAGTCTGCTGTAAAATAAAAAACAGTTCTCATTTTCCAGACTTTGCTCTAGCCTTTTTCAATGTTTCAAAATCTTTAATCTTTGTATCGCCAAGGTATCCCCAAGCATATCCATCATTAATCATTTTATTATTCAGTGATTCGGACTCTCCATTAACATAAACCCAACCAAGAATACGTCCATACTTTTCAGATGAATCCATTTTCTCTGTACGTATAACTACAGACTTAGCATCCTTAAGGCATTTCTTTAAATATTCTTTAGCCTCAATGCCAAGAGCCTTTTCAGCCTTATCTGTTGTGCGTGATTCTGGAGTATCAATACCAGCAAGACGAACACGAGATGCAAATAAAATATCAAACCCTAAATCAATTACAACATCAATTGTATCTCCATCAACAACATTTTTTACTTCTTTAACAAAATATTCATACATTAGTAGTCTTTACCTTTCGCTTTATCTTCAACCAATTTTTCACGTTCGTCAATTATAGTAAGCATAAATGACATTATTTTTGCATAACCTTCTGGGTTATCAATAATTTTATTATAGTGATGACCGCAAAACATTAGGTCTCCAGTTAGTCCAGTTACCTTTACAAGGGCTTCTGCAGCACAAGAATCACAACGATCCAATGGACTAAGGACCCACTCTTTGCTTATAACTTCTTCTGCAATCATTGTATTCATAGTATACCGCTACTTTCTATTATCTGTAGAATAAAATCCTGGGGCATTAAACATAACTCCAGGAGATGACCATTGTCTCTGCATTATTTCATTACAACACGAGGGTTCTCTATTTTCACCAAACTCTCGTTTAAATTCAATAGTAGAAGAACACTTTACACATTTATAATCGTATACTGGCATATCTCTCCATTTACTAACAATCTATTAATTATAGCATTAGGCTATTCTATGTGTCAACCTGTCGTGTGTTCTAATTCTATGGCAGTTGGCACAAACAACTTCACATTTTGATACTTCTTTTTTTATTGCTGCCCAAGAAAATCCATCATGAATCATTCTTGAAATATTATATTTTTTATCTTTTAGATGATCAAAATCTAAGATTATATGATTACTTACTCCACAGTCTACACAGCCAGATTTTTCTTTAATTTTTGCAAGTCTATTTTTAAACTCTTGCTTATTATAATGGTCCAACTCTTTGTTAGTCATTAACCATAATTATATCAGCATGTAAAAGCCCTACACAGGCATTCCAGGCACGATAGCCAGGGAATATATAGAAAGGTAACTACTCCATCCCAAGGTCCTGTGTAGGGACTATCTACATTATACTACTTGATCTTAATAGACTTAGGCTTCTTCTCTTCAGGAACGATGCGATCAATATTAATTGTTAGCATACCGTCTTTAAGTTCAGCACCAGTTACTTCCATATATTCACCAAGGGCAAATGTGCGGGTAAATTTACGAGCAGCAATTCCTTTATGAACAACCTCAGCATCTGTAATCTCTACAATTTCGCCCTTAATTACAAGGTTTCCATTGTCTATTGAAACATTAATATCTTCTTTTGTAAATCCTGCAACAGCAAGAGATAGACGATATGTGTCTTCATCTAGTTTAAGAAGATCATATGGAGGATAGGATTGGTTATTTGTTTTATATACATTGTTTAATTGTGTTAGGTTTCTGTTAAACCCAATAAAAAAAGGGTCATTAAAAATGGCCCATGGATCGTTTATCATATTATTCCCCTTTCAAGCGAATAAGTTAGTGTATCCCCATTCGGCAGATACAATACTATTATATCAGAATTTGTAGCCCTACAGAGAATTGAACTCTGCTCACCAAGATGAAAGCCTGGTATCCTGACCACTAGACGATAGGGCCTTGGAGCGGAAGACGAGATTTGAACTCGCAACATCTACCTTGGCAAGGTAGTACTCTGCCATTGAGTTACTTCCGCATTTGCTGGTCTGGCAGGGCACGATCCTGCGACATCCGAATTAACAGTTCGGCACTCTACCAACTGAGTTACAGACCAAAACCTATTACTTTGATATATCAATAAAGTTGTTTGACTTTATTTGTTCACT